CAGTTAACGTAGCAGAGCCTGTTAATGGCCATGCGCTACCTGCTGCTACAGCAGCCCATTCCCCACTTCCGTCTATATCTGTAGCTGTCCATACATATCCTACAGTAGGTGCTCCTGAATTAGGAAGAAGTTTTATATCATCTTTTGTAATTTCTAAAGATGATGCCGCCCCTAAGTTATCTGTTACAGATGAGAGAATTGACAGATTAGTTCCATAGATATTTGAGTTATCTGCAATCGGGTCACCAATCCTTAAACTGAAATTATTTGCTCCAACAAGATCGAGATGTGCATCAACATTGGTTCCGGTATCTATTGAACTTAAATTAACTTGATTATTAACAGATGTAAATCCTATAGTTCCTCCGTTAGATTCAGAATATTGATTACCTGTTGAGTATGTACTAAAAGTGCCAAGTCTGCTGCCTGATGTTCCTAATGATAAATTAAAGGTTGCTCCAAGAATTGAATTGTTGCCGGTTAAGGTTCCTCCGCTTGCTAAACTCCATTTGGTACCTAACTGCGTTTGAATTGCGCTCGTTACACCTTTAACATAACTTAACTCTGTGAGACTAGGATAGGTTGCTACGGCCAATGCCCCTAAAGCGCTTGAACTTGTCCAGTAAGCTAATTCATTGGTTGTTCCTGATCCTGTAGGTCTTGTATCTGTGAAGTATTCTAGTGCTGTTGCTCCTGCATTTACACGGAGTAATTGGTTAGCTGTACCTAATGCTGTTAATCCAGTACCTCCATTAGCAACTACAAGTGTTCCGGTTAATGTCAGAGTTCCGGTGGTTGTTATTGGACCGCCTGTAAACGACATTCCAGTTGTTCCTCCAGAACCATTTATAGAAGTAACTGTTCCTCCCACACCAGGGCTTACCCATGTAGGCACTCCTGAAACAGAAGTTAGTACGTATCCGTTAGCTCCCGCAGCGAGTGCTACTGCAATGTTAGAAGCATCCCCAACCCATAAATTGTTTTGTGTTAATGCTTTAGATTGTTTGCTATCTAACTGGTCTTGTACGTTAGCTGAAAGCGTGTTTAGAAAATTAAATTGTGTTGCAGAGGTTGTAACTCCAGTCAGTTTATTTAATTCAGTATAAGTAGATGTTAAGTCAGTTATGTCTGCAGTTACGAATGTATGCCATTCTGAGTTGTAATCAACACCATCAATTTTTCTTAAAATTTGATTTGCTGTTCCACCTGTAGGTACTCCAGGAGTTGCTGGTGTTGACCAGCTTGGTAAAGCACCATCTGAAGTCAATACGTCTCCTGCAGTTCCAATACCTAAGTTAGTCCAGGCACCAGCAGTATAAAGAAGAACATCTCCTTCTGCTGGAGTTATTGCTGAACTAAAACTTAATCTATTATTAAGTTGTGTTTGCACTGAAGAGCTAACATCTAAGTGGGCTAATACAGTACTGGTTACTGTGCTGTGAGTAGGTAACCCATTAGCATCAGAGATTAAAACTCTACTTCCTGTAATAGCTGAGTTGTCACTAAACACTCCAGATCCGTTGTTAATAAGTATTCTATTGTTTGATCCTGAAGCTATTTTAGTTCTTGCAATAGCTGCTGTTGTATGAATATCAGCATTGCTAATAGAGTTAGTAAGGTTTAGTTTAGTATAAGCTATCCCTGCAGCTGCATTTACCTGACTATCCATTATCCTGTTAGCTGGAATAGTAGCTACACCAGCATTACTAATGTTAAGATCTCCTGTAAGAAGTCTTGGAGTAGCAATGTTTAAAGAGTTACCAACAATAACATAAGCTGAAGTTAGTGCTGTAGTTAAAAAGGTAGTACTATCTATTGCAGGTACTTTTGTTACCTCCTTCGCTGCGCTAATTGTAAGCACAGAATCTCCTATTCCTGATCCTAATGAACCAAGTATTTTTTGTCCTCCTCTTGAAACTGTTTTCTTAGCCATGTTTAATTAGAATATTGTATTGTTATCCAGCCACGATTGTAACCAGTAGCGTTAAAGTCTGTAGTATCAAAGAAACCAGCGTATCCACCACTGTTTCTCATACTTAAGTAGACGTTTGTAACATCTATGTAGTCTATTGCAGCTTCATCAGTACCTACAGCATCTGGACCATTATTAGGGTAGATGTAAGGTACAGGATAGTAGAATGTATCAGCATCGTTTCGAATAATAGCTGTAATGCTTCTTATCTTTTTATGATCTACTAATCCGTGAGCTACTGTTTTGGTAGTGTTTGTAAGCATATCCCAATCACCTATCTCAACTACTACGGTATTGAGTACTCCTGAAGAAGATGCCCAGGCAGGAACTCCACCAGAAACAGTAAGAACATATCCTTCTGTACCTATAGGCAGTCTAGCAACAGCATTAGCACCATTTCTAATGATGAGATCTCCTATTGAAGTTGTAGGATCAGTTAATTTAAGGTTTAATAAACCAACAAGAGATGAACCTATATCTACGTATCCTAGTGTAGTTGGAGATAAAGCTGAAGAGATTAAGAATCCAGAACCATTGGTTATAGGTACAATGTTAGGATTTAATGCTACTAACTTAGTTGTTAGTATTCCTGCGTTTGCGTTAACATCCGCGTCCAGAATGGAGCCTGCTACAAAGGATGTAACACCAGTGTTAGTAATGTTAATTACTCCACTTACTTGTCTTCCAGTAGCTACGTTGGAAGCGTTTCCAATATAGATGTAACTGTTAGTTAAAACGTCTGAAATAGGTCCTGATCCGTTACCATTATTTGGAATAAAGTAACGAGTTCCTATGATATTCCATACACCTGAAGAGATTGTAGCAATAAGTTGAACGGTAGTTCCACTCACTGCAAGATCAAATTCTATTCCTGCAGTACTTCCAACCAGGTCGTCAGCTCCTTGGTCAGCTATTTCGTATGTTCCATCAGATAACCAGTGGCCTAAGATTGAGCTTACACGTTGTGCTCCACCACTTTCCTGTACCCAATAATCCCAACGAGCTGCATATGCATCTGAAAGGTCAAATGAGTCAACTACAGTAGTAATAGAGGTAGCAATAACACTAAAGTCTGTTGCCATTCCAGTCTCTCCCTGGTCTCCTTGATCTCCCTTATCTCCTTTATCACCTTTGTTTCCAATGATAACAGCTGGAGGTTCCTGAGCTACAATTGGAGTACCAACTGGGTACTGATTTAATTCACATAATTTGATTAAACACTCAAGAATGTAGTTGACATCTGTGATGTCAGGTTCTTCAGTTAGTCTGTCTATGTAATTGAGAGACTCTAAATAATTGCCAATAGTGTCCGCTAACTCCCATTTGGAGTCTAAAGCTTTACCTAATTTTCTTTTCAGTACAAGATCGTTGATAAGATCCCTGTAGTAGATTTGAGCCTGGTATATGATACTGTCTGCACGTACATCAATCATTGTTCTTTTTTAACGGGTTAAACAACCGCAATCATCACACCACTTTTCGGCCATTCTTGCATTTCTTTCTCCATCAATAAACTGTCCTGTACTTTCGTTAATGGTCATGTTATTGAACAGATCTCTGATTTTGTGGAAGAGTTTTCCTAATCTTGTGTCACAACCACAATCAGCTCCTTTACAGTTTTCTTTAGCATGCTTGGAAGCAGCTTTGATATAACAGATTGAAGTCTGGTAAGATACTATTTTTCCAATTACCTGGTAAATTAAGTTACCTGATTCTGAAGCAGTTCCTACATTTGCTATTTTTGTACATGGATCAGCTACTACTGCAAAGTATGTAGGATTTGTTACTAGATTACCAGCTGAGGGTGTAGCATTAATATACTCGTAGAATGCCTGTTCATCGACACTCCAAACTAAATCATATTGATTGTAAGTAGTTCCTACCAACCAATGTTCAATAATTACGAAGTTGTATTTATGGTATCCGTCAATTCCATTAGTGATGGTAAATTCAGTTGCTGCTTCTGGGTCAAATGTAGTTACTTCCAGAGCCGTTTCAACTAAATCCTCGTCTACTTTGTATCCCGTAAACCAGATTGAAACTTCAATTCTATCAATATTAGCCCCTCCATAAACAGTTTCGTCTATAAAAGTACTAGTTTCTTCTGCGATAGCGCTTCTTGTGAAATTAGCTGTTAAAGCCATGGTTGGTATTGTTTAGTAAAAAGAAACCCTTGTAATAGTTGAATCTACTACAAGGGCTTCATTAATAAGTAGTTATTATAACCCGAATATAGTCACCAGGTTAGAGTTTAATGACCCCCCTACTGGAGCAGCAATTAACACTCTTTGAATTTGCTTCTGCTCGTAAATTGGCAGGGCAGCTGATGGTGTAATACTTGGTTTGAAATCTAAGAAGATTTGATCATAAGTACCAGTTTTAGAAGCGAACAATGTAGGCTGTCCATAATCTTCTTTGAACGCTACGTTACGTGTTGAACCAATACCATCGTTGATGATACCTTCGGTAGATTCAAGTTCGTAAATTTGTGTTCCAGCACCTGAACCTAGTTTCCATGCAGTGATTGCTGTTACCGTGTCTTGGTATAGTAAACCAGCTCCAACTACTTTAAAATGAGTTTCATTTTGTAATGAAGTTAATTGTACTCCAAGAGCAGTCGTTCCAGAAGTGAAAGCAGCAGTTCCTGCGATGTTAACAGTTACAGAAACGTCTTCAGTTTTTGTAGCTCCTTGATAAGGTCTGTCCAGTGTGATAGTAGTTCCTGCAGTAACCCCTACAGCAGCTCTGTATGTAGGTCCTGCTACTCCTTCGAACTTAACATGAGCACCAGTTGCAATCGTAACGTTACCTGCAAAAGTTACAGTCTTTGAACCGTAAGTTACTGTAGGATCTTCTACGAATTCTGTTAAAGCTCCGTTAGTTAAGATTTCAGCCTTAACAAAAGGATCTGGAGCAGTTTTTTGGTAATCGAAGTCGTTATTCAATTGAGAAACGATTGCTGCAAGTACAGTGTATTCATCAGCTGTTGTACTGTTTACAGTAGCATACCCTTCTTGTACAGGGAATGGCTGATTACCAGGAGTGGTCTCACGAGCAGTAATACCGTAAGTCAATGTGTTCGTACTTGTTGCGGTTGTGAAGTTGAATCCAATGTCACCTGAAGTTCCATTATATCCAATTGTTGATACTTGTTTTACTGGAGCATCATATGCTGTACGTAATTTACGATACAGGTCATTGAACGCCAGCATTGGAGTTTTGTTGATAGCTCCATCACGTTTTTGTGCGATGAAAAACTTCTCACCAGCTAAAATAGCACCTGTTTCTACGGCACCAGCTTCAGTAAAAACTCCAACTTCTCCTTCTGGAGCATTTGCAATAAATGCTGCAAAAGTTGTGTCATCTGTGTAGGATGCAGTGCCTACAATCACTTTCTGATGTAAACCAGATAAATTTTTTGATAAACGTCCCATGGGTTATTTTAAATTAATTAATTTGTTCTAAGTTGTGTGTCTTGTACTGTTGCTGGATAAGCCTGATCCTTAGTGTCTAATCTCAGCAATTCTATTGCTAAGTCTATGATTTTAGGGTGTGTTGGGCTTGCCAGTTCACAAGATTGGTTCAAAAGTAAGCTAATAGTCCTTGGCTTCCTAATGTAGTCATAGTATAAACGTGTTATTAGAAAGCTTTCTTCTCTATAAATTATGAAATAGTCTTGCAATTGGGTGATCACTGGCTCTATAGCTCTGGTGCGATAGAAGTGATTCTGCTTCAGTGAAGAATAGAGTGTGTTATCCTCCTGGATCTTAGCTGAGGTAGAAGTTACTGTTTTGCTAGTTAAAGCGCCTATTGCCCCCCGGTTGTAAACCAGGTAAGCAGTTTGAGCTGAAGCTACTATACTGGAGGTTAATCCTGTTCCAGCTATGGTTACAGTGCCAAAATTGGCATTAGAAACGAAGATAAAGCTATCTTTGGAATACGTATCCCTGTAGCGCTCCCAATACACCTTGATACTAGCATGTGAGTAAAGGGTATCAAGGATATTGTTGATTAGTACATACTTACTGCTTGAAGAACTGAAACCAGCATTAATAGGGGTTGGTGCAGTGTAAATGGTTCCTAAACTGCATGTAATAGTAACAGCTGGGAAGAAGGGTGCTGCGCCATTGGCTGCAGGGAAAGGAACTACTGCTTTAAACTCCAGTAAGGAGGTTGTTCCCAGGTTTGGAGCAGTCTCACAGTCCAAAGGGTCTGTCACTATCTCCGTTCTTGCATTGATGGTCCAGTAAAGATCTGGAGCTATGGGTGTGTACACGTTAAGTAGATTATCTTCATACAGGGGGTCTGTATTTCCTGGGATAATAACTTCTGCTACTTTGTTCTTTTTAATTAAAGCAGCAACGTGACTTAAATTGATTTGATCATCCTGGAATTTAGAATTCACTCCAGCCTCTAAAAGACGATACATGGCCTTATTAAGGGCCATGTCTATCTCTTCTGGGAAAAATTTATCCCTTTTATAGCTTGCAACTTCCTGAAGTCGTTGGTTGACTTCTAAGTGCATTTCAAATACTGTCATTATGGAGTTCTTTCGTAGCCTTTAATTTGCATTTCCATCACCTGGAAATACTTATCTACAGGCTCTGGTTGTATCCCTCGACTCAGTCTGACTTTATCACCAGGCTTAATCTCGATACAATCTCTTCCTACCTTTAATACAAGGTATTCTGTCTCATCGATTGGTTTTGTAACTGAGGAGGGGATTATTAGTCCCCCCTTAGTTAACGTTTCCGTAATTTCCTCTAAGAGAACTTGACGGAAAGATGGTGAATAATGTTCAAGTTTCATAGTTTAGTTAGTTAGATCAACTTGTATTATTCAGCTTTCGTTGTTTCTTCTTTCACTTCAGCTACTTTTGGTACTTCATAATCCTTACCTTTTTTCACTTTAAACTGGTACTCAGCTTTAAGTACGTTAAGGGTTTTTGAGTTCTTAGGATTCTGCAGGAAGTGTACTGCTTCTTCCATATTCTCTCCAAGACTTTCCTTGCTTTCGTTAATTAAGATCGCAGTTCCAATCTGTTTTAGATAAGTTGCTCCAATTAACTCCTGGATCAGGAACTTAGTTTCCAGGTCAGGATCGTTACATGTAGTAATGAATGCTGCAAACTGTTCTGCCTGGTCCTGAGGGCTTAAACCAGCTGTTTTGCTTGCTAATTCCTTAAGTTTCAGTACTTTTTGTTCACGCTTCATGTTCTTGATAGTAACTCCCATCATAGTCAGGATCTGATCCACTTTCAATGGATTATCCTTATGCTTGAAGTACAAGCCTAATGCTTCATCCTCAGTCTTGTTGATCTGGTTGATGCTTGCAGTAACCTTGTTAGGATCAATAATGTAAAAACGCTTGATGATTTCTTTCTCTGCAGTAGCTTTATCCAAGGCTACGTGCGGGTGTTTGATTAAGTGACGATAGATAATGTACTCACGGATGTTGAGTGGCATATTATCCTCTGCCAGGGGCTTCTTATCGTCTTCCAGACCTACTTCCAGCTTCAAGCCATCTTTTGGTACGTTGGTTAACAACTCATGGTAGAAGTTGGTTACAGCTCTCCTGAAGTCTTTGTCTCCTTTTTCAATTCCCAGTTGTTGTGGTAATAGAAGGGCTTGCTCTTTGAAGTCTAAGCCACTTCCTACTGCCTTTCCACCTGGTTCGAAATAGGGTCCAATTGGTTTAAAGGCTTCTCCTAACCAGGCTTTAACTGAAGGATCTTCCTGTTGCATCTCCACCAGGTTAAAGTGGCGATGTACTTCGATAATTTTACTCATAGTTTAGTTTAGTTTGTATTAATTTGAATTGGGTACAAATATAAGCTTAATATTTCCGTTGTGTCAATAGATAGTTAGTATTAAGCTTTTAACGTATATAAAAAAGAAAGGTCGGGTTTTTATGCCGACCTAACTAAACTAAACTATGAAAACTAAAACAAAAGAGCCGTTATTAGAATCCTGCTACTGTAGGGCTAATCTCTAAGTGCAGAGAGGTATTTCCTCTACGCAGAGTCACTCCACCTGAAGCGAATCTGTGGTATGAACTAGCATCAATGTCACTTGACAGTAAGGCCAGGTCTCCAGCACCGATGTTACCCACACCAGCTAAGATTTTGTATTGCTTAGGCATAGGGGTCATACCTGCAACAACACCGTGTAAGAATCTACGTCCTTTTTCAGCAACGAATTGTAAGTTGGGTTCTCCATCGAACATTCCATCATCGATAAACACCATTCTGTATGATTCCAGAGGGAATCCAGTTTCGGGGTGCAGAGGTGATTTAACAGCTCTACGACCATAATCGAAGATTGGATTGTGTTTTACTTTGATGTAGTATCCATCGATGTGATACATCGCATTGAAGAAACCACTTGATACTAAGTCATAGTTCGAACCTTGTACAAACTTGTCAGCGATGTTACCACCACCTTGGGCAAGTAAGTTCTGGATCGTACCAGCTTCTTTCATTGCACGGTCAAACTCACGCATTCCACCACGTCCTGTGTACAGGGTGATGCTCATTCCATCAGTGTCAGATTGTCCAAACAATGCGTTTGCAACCACGTTCTGAAGGTAAGAATAAGTAAGACGAGTGTAAGTAGCGTAGTTGTTAACTTGCTCAAGGATACCAGCTCCTGTTGGAATTGGCTTACCTGTGATATAGTCTTTCAACGGTACTTCTCCGTTTGCCTTACGGTTGTAACGAGAATACCAGAACATGTGTTCTACTTCCTCCAACCATGCACGTTCGAATTGATATTGTTCGAAGTCCATCCACAGGTTCATTGCCTTACCACCGTGTTGTACAGTGATCGACATTACCTTGTTAGCTGAGTTACCAGCCCACTGGTGAGACATACGAATGAATGACATCTGGTTTTTGTATTTACCAGGAGCCACACGCTTGAATTCAGAACCACGAGATTCAGACTCAGCGTTGAAGGTGTTCAAGTCACACCATAGTGAACCTGCAACCACTTCAGATGACGGACAGATCGCTTGATCAGATACAGCGTTTAACTGTAACGTGTACTGAAATCCTTCAGATACTTTAACCGGGTCTCCCAATACGTATGCTTGAATTCCAAGAGGAGATTCAATCATGTAGTTACGCTTAATCCAGTTGTCAGTGAAGACTACTGTGAAAGGAACTTGTCCTTTTCCTAAGTCTGCTGTTGCATTTGTAGTTGCTACTACAGACGCTTTGTTCAGACGGCTCATTACAGGCCATGTGAATTGAGGATCAGCTAATTCCTTTACTTTTGAGTTGGTTTTCTTGAAACCACCATCTGCTGAAACGATGTCACCCATCGTTGCCATAGCTAAAGGGAAAGACTTTGTAGAATCTCCTAATAGCCAGGTCAGTTTCATTGACAACTCTGCTGGCTCACCAAAACGTTGAGCGTAGAAGTTGTTTTCATCCAACATAGACTTCGCATCGAAGATGTCTTGTTGTACCTGAAATCTAAATTTGTTACCGCGATTACCTGCCATTTTTTATTTGTTAATTATTTAAGTTATACTGTGAAGTCTGAGAAGCTTAACTTAGCACCAGTACCTGAGCTTTGACCCGTTCCTGCTGTTTTCTGTTTTGCTTTTTCAGATTCTAATTTCAATTTAAGCTTTTGTGCTCCAACTGTTGAGGCTTTAATTTGAATCAGTTTATCCAGATCACCTTTCTTAAACTGGAAGTAATGTGCTTGTAACACTTTCTCCATGTTTGAAGAATCAAGACCCATGGCTAATTCATACTTACCGTCTGGTGTCTTTCTTACATTCTGGATTACGAACTTTTTAAAATCTGCAGCTTCTTGTCTGCTAGGGATTTTAAAGGTTCCTAATTTTCCTGTTTCCAGGACCTCGTCAATTGCTGACACTAATAACTTGTCACGCTTTTGGTCTGCCTCTTTGATCAACTTCTGTTCTTCAAGAACTTTGTTTCTCTTTTCTTCCTGTTCATCCTTTAATTCCTGGAGAACAGCTTTGGCTTCTGTAATGATACCTTCATCAGATTCTTCAGCATCCTGGATCAAGCGGCTAATTCTAGCATCACTCTTGATTCCTTTACTCTTGAAGTACTCTTTCAGTATTTCTTTAGCTAAAGGTTCATCCTTTTCACCAATCTGTACTGTCGAGTAATCTCTGCCTGTAGCTGTTGTAAACAAGTCTGCTACATTACCACCATTACTTGCGTGGGTCAGAGCTTTGAAAACCATAGGATATTTTACTTCCATGTCTTCCAGGAATCCATCTAATGCGGATTCCCTGATAGCCTTTTCTCTGATGGCTACTCCCTGGGGTGACAGAGGATTTACGTCTCCGTAATCCACATCAATCTCCTGACCAGTGATTTTTTCTACTTCTTCAAAAAACTTCTGAGCTTCTTCAGGATCGTCCTGATTATCGTCTTCATTGTTTTCTTCAGTTTTCTCCTCTTCCTCCTCCTCTTCATTTTCTTCAGCAGGAGCTTTTGGAGCTACTTTCTTTTTCTTTTCAGGCTTAGGTTCCTCTTCTTCCTCTTCTTCTTCCTCGGTTTCTTCTACCTTTGCCTTTGCTTTCTTTTTAGGTTGAGGTTTCTTTTCATCCTCTTCCTCATTTTCTTCTTCTTCCTCTTCTTCCTGTTCGTCTGTTTCTGGACCAGTTAGCAAACCTGAGTCTGCTGAGAAGTCATCGAAGGTGAAGCTTTTAGGAGCTTCCTCTCCACTTTTTTGTTTTGCCATCGTTTAGTTTGTTTAGTTGCTCAAATATCACTCTTTATTTCATATCCTTAAAATCAGTATTTACACACAGAAGATATTAAGCTTTCCTGCTTAATATTTTATGTTTTAACTTATTTAATTTAGGTTTCAGGAGGTGCTCAAAGATCCACCCACCCAAGGCTCCTATAATACCTAGTATCAAGACACCTAATGCCTGGAATAGAAAGGACCCTACACCAGCTGCAGTTATGGCTCCTAATATCATTGATACACCTTCTTGTTTACCTTGTTCTGACATAACGTTTTTTATTTAGATTTAGATTTTGCTTTTTTCTCACCTGCTACTCTGTTTTTGAGTGCTGTTCTTGCCTGAAGCTCAGCTATCTCTTTTCTTTGTTTTATGTCTCTTTCCTTCAGATCAAGCTCTCTATCCTTTTGTCTAGCTTTAATCTGCTCACTTCTATCCTTAATAGAGATCTCCTTTTTCTTATTCTGGTCATCTAATGCTACTTTTTGTGCAGCAGAAGGATCAACCACAGAATCTGGATTCTGATCGACTCCAGTTTGCTTAAGCATTTCGAGATCCTCCTCCCTATCATACTGAACATGTAATAATCTTTCTTCAACAAGTCCTTTTAATTGTTCAAACTGTCCACGAATCATTTCCAGACGTTCTGCACCCTCTTGTTCAGCTTGTGCTGCTTTGCTGTTAGCTTCCATAGATCTTACTTCAGCTTCTTGAAGAACTGCTTTTAACTTAGAAAGTGAACGAGCCTGTACTACATCTACAATAGTAGATGGGTTAGCTCCGTTCTGAGCAAAGGATTGAACTTGTTGTCTTACCATTTCCAGGTTAGCCAGGTCTCTTGCTGATCTTGAGATATACACACCCATATCCATTTCGGTGTATTGTCCTGGATCGATCTGGAGAATAGCTGTACGCATGTCATCACCTTGGTAGGTGGCTTGGAAACCATCTGACCATGCGATTTTGGATACATCCAATAAACCTTGGAGTTCAGATCTTACAAATTCTTCGAACCTTGAGAACACTTTCTCAGAAATAACAGTAGACTGCTGTACAGCTGTGTCTGTTCCTGATGCTGTGTCTGATGCTTTAACCTGACCTTTTCTCTGACGAGTAATACCAAGTAGTTCATCCCACTCAGTTTTTACGAAGGTCATTAAATTAATCAGGTTCTCTAAGTGCTGATAAAGTCCTAAATCCAATACGGTGTACTGGTTAAAGTTCTTGTCTGCACCTGGTTGGTTTCTGTCAATAAGTGCCCATCCTGTGGCATCTGCCCAGTAGAAAAACTTCTCTTCATCCCAACCATGTTTCTTAGGAATAACATTCTGATCCATTAGAACAATCTTACCTTTAGATTTGGCAATCGTCTTTTCTAACTGGAAGTGTAATATTCTGTGGAGCGTTTCATACGCCATACCCATCTCTACTACAGAGATGTTCTGTGAGTGGGTGTCTGAGAAGCGCTTACCATTGTATGGCAGTTTGCATTCAGATAAGTTGTTAACTGTGTTGCGTTGACCAGGGATTGGACCAATGCCCAGATAGATGCTCTTATCTGCAGCTCCTGTTCCAGCTCCTACACGGTAACCTTCCCAAACTTCATTTACCCAATACCATTCTACGCTTTCACCAGCGTCTTTATCTACTTTGTAATTTTCTGGTACTTCTATTTCCTCAAGCTCTCCTGTCATAGGATTAGTGTAGGTAAGAATACCAACCTTAGTCAGGTACTTCCATACTACGTGGAATACAACTACTTTAGTTCTACGTAAGTCTCTGTCGTCACGTAGAGTAGCCTGTGATCCTGTTCCTACTGCTCTGAAAGCCAAGTGACCGTTCTGGTCTTCAATAAGATCTACTTCGTCTTCATCCAGGTATTCATAGAAGTTGTCTGTAACTTCAGCTGGAGTTAAGTACATTCTTCTCACAGCCCATGAACCATCTTCAATGTATTCACAGTCTGGAGATTTGTCATAATCTAAATCAAGAGGAGATACACGTTCATACGTCATCTGGTTTCCTCTTAATCCTTTATAGGTAAAGCATTCTCCTGCAATCAGCCAATCCCTGAAGAGTCTTTTAAACTTCTCTTCCAGGTGTTGTTGATCGATAATGATGTTTAATGCAGCTTCTCCCATTTCTGCTCTCTTATCTCTGTAGTTAGAAGAGTAAGCAGCTTTGATCTTAGCAGGTGGTTCGTAAGGTTGTGAAGGTAACCCAGTTTCCTGGCCTTGTTCGTTTAAAGCGTTGATGAATTGTTGTTCCAGAGCAGCCAGAATGTCTTTGTACATTCCTTCCTGCATCTGGTTTACAGAATCAGCGTTGTGTACCTTTACTGCAAATGAGAAAGGTCTTCTTTCGTATTCCCCTTCCAATAGATCTACGTTTGGACGTATAATGGAATAAGGTCTCAACCTGGCAGGCCAGTTAGTGTATTCTGAGTTAGATGAGTTCAGGGGATTGGTTACGTATCTGAAATAAGAATCTGGAAGCCTGTTGTTATAGGCTTCGTAAAAGAGTCTTACATCCCTGGTTGTAGGGTTAATGATTTCGTCCAGAAAGGTAACAGCGTTAATGTAATGGTCCATCACCGATTTGGTGTGTTCAAAATCATTAGCTCTCTTTATGGTTTCAGAAACCCTTAATTTAGGTACCCTTGTTGTTTTACTTAGTATTTCAGACATTAGATTATCATTTCGTTACTTCTACCTTCTGCTCTCATAATTTCTCTAGCACTCAATTGGCTGTTTCTGCTATAGAACCCGTCAGTATAAAGCTGGCGGCTGAATATATGATCTTTATTCATCCGTGATTGTTCCTCTACTACTTTGAGTTCAGCCTCTTGCTGGATGGTCATTAGAACCAGTAGACACGATATTCGGTCAAAGTTACCATTTGGATTGTACTTAAGCAACTCCTGTAGCAGTGCCCGGTCGTAGATCTTCTCAAGATTAAGAACATATTGAGCTTCGTCTCCAATTACTTTCAAGCTTCTTTCTTTCAGCAACCAGTCTACCAGTTTCTGTATTCTTTCTGGTTTTGTGTTCTCTTCAATTCGCACAAAAAACTGCCTTCCTGAGGTTTTCCTGAAGTCTTTATCCTGGTTGAAGACAGTTGGACGTTCACCACAATACTGCAGGAACCCATTTGAAATAGCGTAGTTGAGGAGTTCCTGTCCTCCCCCTTTAATTTCAGTCTGAACCACTGCGTTATAGAACCTGGCAGCCAAGAATACTCTTCTGTGGAAGTCTTTAACTTTTGGTGGTCTTCCTGCATACCATCCTACCAAGATGTCATCTTCTGTTGGAAACACACTATTTGCACGTTTGTAGACGTAGTAAGCTCCCAAGGAGTTCCATTCTGTTGCTTGTTCTGTGTCTACAGCGAAACAGTCTGCTACAATATAGTATAAGTTGTTAGGTACTTTCCCATGCTCATCCTTTAAAGGAGCTTCAAACATGGTGAAAGCGCCTTCAAGAATACCATCAGTACGATGAGGATAGTGGTTGATCGGGTCTAATTTTGGATTGAGGATGAATTTGACTTTACCATCCTGAATGTCTAATTCTCCTTGTTTAAGAATACCTTTGATCTCTGCAGACGAGTCTACAAGGCGTAGCTGTCTCTGAATTTTCTCTACAGGGAAAGGGTTTCCAGTTAATCTCATCAGAGCTTCAGAAGGAGTATAAGGATACTCCGCGATGTGCTTGTCCATCAGTGAGTTAGAACCTTTCTGCAGCTTCTCTCTTATAGTGTCGTGGTGAGCTTTGGCTTTCGCAAAGTCTGTGTTACCCCACTTGTCCATGAATAGGGTCATGTTTGCCCATACAGGAAAGAAGAAGCCATGATCGTTTTCCTGGTTTACTTCTTCCCAGCAATTATCAAATGGTAAACACTCAAAACGAGCTGGGTTTGTGAAGATGTCTTCCAATCCCATGATACCATCACCTTGTTCACCACCTGTTCCCCATACCATCATGTGTGCAAATTTAACCCCTCCTTCTTCAGCAAGGGCTTTAGCTGTGATCCAGGATTCAACCAGTTTAGGGAAAGAACCTCCTTCTTCAAAGTTTACAAACCCACGGGCACCACGAAGTTTACGTGGGTGATCTACTACTGCCCCTTGTATTTCTCCACCAGTTTTTATCTCAGATCCATTTTCTGGAGAGATGTAACTGGCTCGTTTATATAAGTCCTGATTCTTTACCTGGCGAACATGTTTGAAAGCACGCTCAGTGTGCTGATTGAGGAAGTCTAACTGGTTCCATGCTTTTGTGAGCACTCCATCTTTATTCAAATATCTTTCAACAGCAACAAAGTAGAATACAGGATCTTCAGTCTGGAAGGTATATTCCTGGGCACCAAAGGAGGCAAGTAATTCTGAGAAGCCAGTACCCCTTGGTTTGAGTACAGACATATTTAAACCATGCTTTACTGCTATCTCATAGTCATTGCAAAAGAAATAATGTATTGGCCAAAAGCGGGGAAAGGCGGTAATACGTTTAGCAGCTTTCTTTCCAGCTTCAGAAGGTGGGATTATTTTCATCTGCTTGTAGTTCAGGAAGAAATAATGTTTCCCAGTTATCTCGATTTTTGTAATCGGATTTGTGTATCCATACTTACATCTTTCTTTCTCCCTCCCCCAAAAGATATTATACTTTTTAGAGTTAAACACCTCACCACAGTACTTTCCAGTTCTCATGTATTCATTAGCAGCAGGACTGAATAGTTCTGTGTGTTCAAAATAAGAATTTACAAGTAAGTCCTTATTAAAAACCCCTCTCACGGCTGGTGGAGGGGGTTGCAGAATTAAATCGCTCATTAGTTTTCGTCTTCGTTGTCTTCGTTATTGTCTTCATGGAATGATTCTGGGTTAACTCCAGACCAACCTAGTTCATGATCTCCTTTTACTTTGGTATTGCTGATTAAACCATACTTCACCTGTTGTTCAAGTTCCTGTATTGTTCCCGCCAGTCTTGGAAGTTGATTCAGCGTATCAAGAATCTTTTTAGGATCGTGTACTACTCCACCATTCATACTTCGTTCATCCAAGTTAATCGTGTTCAAGTGCTTTTCAAACTTCTCAAGAAACTTGGTAACGGTTTCCAGTAGTCTTCCAGTCTTGGTTAAACTTCCTTTATTGAATTTAAGAATAAGAGAAGCTAGTTCTGGTGATTCCCTCCATGTTTCTGGAAGCTTGCAATCCAGTTTTGCTTCTGCTAGTCTGTCTGCTGTTGAGTAATCCCTATAAGGAGATCTGGGAGAGTAAGCAAGGTATAAATACTTAAGTTCCTGTTTTGCTCTCAGTTTCTTTCGTCCATCATTGTCACCAGGGAAGAGTTTATTGTAACCGGGAGATCTGAGGACCTGCAGTTCAGGTACCAGCTTTATCTCTTCAGCAACGAACTCTATCTCATCGTCTTCGTTAAGTTTTATCCATTCCATCGTTAAATAATAATTTACTAATAAGTTCTTTTAGTTCTTTGTAGGTTATTGTTCCTGGTAAGTATGTTGGTCTGTTTCCTTCTTTTTCCATAAGTTCTATTAAACCAAGAGGTTCCTGAGTGGTTTTTTCAAAGACTTTAAGATACTCCAATACTCCACCATCTCCAGTTACCAACATCATTTCTTTATCACCTATTTGCCAGGCATGTGCCCCTACTCTTCTTATTCCTAACCAATTATCTACAGGCAATTCCCTAACTTTTTCTATTGTCCATTCCATCTTTAATCAGTGTTTCTAGTAATACGTATTTGTGTACTGTTGATATGTTATTTGCGTTACATGCTAAACAGTAAGTGTCTTTACAGGAAGGACACCTTTCTGAAAACAAGAAGTAGAGATCATTTTTTGGATTTTGAAATATCATACCAATCCCAGCATTACCATACTCATCAATAGCAAAGACTTTCTTTCTTGTTTCTCTGTACACATGGTACTCTTCCTGAGTCATTTTTAACCATTCCATTATACTTCGGGGTCATGTAGTGGGTATTTATTTCTGAATGCTTTCCAGTGTTCCAGCATACTCTTGTAGCTTCCTAACACGAGAACGTCACGATCTGAAGTTACCAAGTTGATATAATATTTCTCTCCTCTCAGTTGCTTCCAGTCGTTATCGTTGTAACAGTATTGACGCAGTCCACGAATGTCTTCCCAAAGGATAGCAGTCTTCATGGAGTACTCATCTGTTCTCATTTCTGCATTGGCTATTGTAGAAATGAAGTCTTCCTCATCCTTCTCAAAGTGAAGAGGGTCATCCTCTTTACTCTTCATGATGGGAGTACTTATTCTGAAGATCTCTGTAACTTCTATCGGGTCGTTAAAGTTTATCATCTTCTGGTGGTGTTAGTTTTATTTTTCCTGTTCTTACTGCTTTCTTAAATTCCTCAGCTTGTTCTTTGGTAAGACCTTTCAAGTGACTTAACATCTGGACCTCTTTAGGTTTAGATTTAAAGATACCAAGATAAGGCCATCGAACAGAGTCAAAGCTGCCTGACTCCATTACTTCTTTTGTGTATTCTGATTGACAGGTAACTATTTGTTTTACCTGTTCTACGGTTAAACCCAGGTATGTAGCTACTTCTTTGATCACAATGGTGTTGACTACTACTCTTTCCATTCTATAGTTATTTTCTCTTTAAAGAAGATAGGATGAAGCTTGTTGTCAGCTGTTACTACTCCTTTTGATTTTAGTTTGTTTACGTAATTTACAGCTACCTGGAAACTAAAGTTATTGAGATTAGCAAGGGCTAACCTGACATCCCTATTGATAACCTCTTCTTTCGTATTCTTAAGAATACTGTAAAGCGCTGCTACTACTGTTAGCTCAGCTGGAGTTAGTCCCTTAGGATTCTCTTTAGTAATAAATAAACCAGAGAGGCATCTCACGAAGCCCCCTGGTGATTTAGGTTTTACTGCTTGTTCTTTTTCCATGATTCAGGTATATCTGGGATCAATGATTCTCCAGCTGTTGGGTTACCGTAAATTTTAATATCGTTCTGGTCTACTGTTCTAACGTCTCCTGTGTGGTAGAACTTCACGATGAACTGTGGATTTGAAGTTACTGATCCAGCAATCAGGAACATGGCCATGCCATGTCCTAATTCTCTCACATACACGTCAAACGGATTATGTATCTCGTGAATGGTTTGTGTGATCATTATGGATTTAATAATTGTTTAATTGCATGGATTCCTTCTTCTAAGGAAGAAGCCATTATATTACCATACGTAAGCATTCCATGATCATGTAATGTACTTTGATCCACGATTACTACAGGTACCTGAAAAGCTCTTCCCCAGGCAATCTCCATTACAGTTCCAATAGAAACTTTTGAAGTCTCAGGTGGAAAGTAAACTAAGATGGCGTCAGCTGTCTTGCAGTCGTTGTAATCTCTTACATTGATTCCAACAATTGAAGACATTGTTTTATCACTGTAGGAATCTTTAATCTTATCTTCTTTTGATAAGTATGCTTTTCCTCGCATTGGTGAGTAGCCTGTAATACCAGCTTCTGCCAGTTTAGCTTTAACTTCTTCTCTCCAGGAAGTTACTTGTCCATATGATGATCCTGTTATAGGACCTGCTAAATATACTTTCATTAGTTCTTGGCGTAAACATTATGTTTCTTAACCCACTCAGCATATCCTTCTTCATCAGGGGACATTGGCTTAGGCATCTGATCTGTAATTACCAGGTCCAGTTTTTTCTCTTCCTGTTCTTTCAACTCTTTCAAGTTGGTATTCTTCATTCTCTGAAGCAGCTCAGCATACTCTAACCCAGCTCCAGTCAGTCTTGCAAATGCGTTAAGGAATAATCCTTCTTTCCATGGTGCCTTTGGGTTTACTCTTTCTGCCATGGATTTGAACACGTGCATTTCCTGATGAACTAATTGTGTAGCCCATTCTGGATCTGTAATGTCTTTTGCTGTTTCGTTCTCCTGAAGAACTTTCTTTCTTTCTTTGATTGCTCTCTCCAGGCGTAGATAGGCTACGTCTTTGTTACCTTCTTTGGTGGCAATCTTGTGGTTGGTAACTGTCAGGTAGTACTTGATCTCGTACTTCTCGTTGTTCCTGTTGTAGGCTTCCTGATAGGATAAGATCATAGCTCGTAGTAGATTCTCAAGATAAGAATCTCCTTCTGCTTCAAAATCCACTTCCTGTGTTTGCTCTTCTGTTTGTGGTTCTGCTTTAGACAACTCTAAAGGTTCTTGGTTGTTCATAGTAATCAAGGGCTAAGTTTGTGTTAAAAATTGCTTCCATAATTTTGTCAGTACCACGACCTATCTTACGGTAAGTAGGAGCAGCCATGGTAGTATCCTGTAAGAATGATTCTAATTGTCTGTAGATCATATCCAACTCTCCTTTAGCGAAACTAAAGTGTTCCTGAGGGCTAAGCAGTGTGGGAGTTGTGATCATGGGGGGAGGGGGAGTAGCGGTTCCTCCAGTCACCAGGTCGTTATCGTGTTGTGGCAGTTCTTTCGCTGCCAGCAACAGCCAGTTGACTGCTAACTGCAGATCATGCACAGCTTCCTGTAAAGGATACAGCTGTCTGTTATTTCCATAACAATCAAGAAGAACCTTTACAACAGGTAATACTTTCTGGGTGATCTGTACTAATTCAGTCATTAGATGTGTTTTAATTTTCTGGCTAATCTCATCATTCGTCTGTTAGGGCGACTAGGAATAAAGGTAAAGAACCGAGAAGAGTATTTGTTCATTCTCACATGCTTTAACTCGTCTTTGAGAACAGATATGTTAGCTTTACGCTTCATCACATCTGCTTTAAATTCCTCAGACTTCTCCCGTTGTTGTGACTCCTCTAATTTCAAGAGTTCTTCCGGTGGTAGTGCAGCTTTGGTTATTTCCACAAGCGCATTCTGCTCCACAAGAATTCTGTTCTTTAAGTCTCTGATCTTTTCTTTCCTTTCGTTCTTCATAGGGTTTAATTAAGGCTCTGAATAATATGTAGTTTAAAATTAGAAGAGGTAGTACAGGTCCAAGGACTGCTGCAACGAAACCTCCAGTTATTGTAGTCAGTACAATCGATCCAATTGCAGCGACCAGGAATTTACTTAATTGCTTTTTCATTCGTTGATATTCTGTGGTACGATCCACAATCTAAACATTTAACTTCTTGTTTTCTCAATCCTGTTGCTGTGAACCTGTATCCATTTCGGTGAAGATTAGTGCTTTGGCATTTAGGACATGAATGATTCCTGTCTAAACCTGACATAGCGCCTAAGTGGGGGTGGTTCTTGAAATACGGTACTAACCTTTTGTAGACCTGTTGAAGACGGATAACATCTATTTTGTTGTAGGTTACCATATCCTTCACTGCTTGTTTACTGCCTTTCAGCACTTCTAACCACAAAGAGGGGCTTGTGTGAAGTTTACCTTTACCTACTAATGTTTTGGCCAGATAGTCCAGACGGTTAGAACTAAAGGCTGCTATTTTCTTAATCTCCCTTAAGGTGTCAACCATAGGGATTGGGGGGAGGGGATCGAGGCCGTGGAATATGATCCTCGCATTTAACTTCTTGATGTCGAACTTGTTACCATTGTGGTGGACTATTACATCAGCTTTGGCAACAGCATTTCTTAATGCTTTCGTAACTGCGTAGTCATCAGCTACTTTGTTGATTGCTACTGCATGTATTTTATCTGAGGTTGAGTAGCGCCAAGCTCCGCAGATTATGAACCAGTCTTGTAAGATGCCTTCGTGTGGAATTGATTTAGGATAGAGTCCCCAGGTCGTAGCGATCAGTGGAGCCGTCTCGATGTCCCAGAACATGATAATGGGTTGTTTCTGTTTCATTCATAAAGTTTCCACAAATGTAAACACTTTTCTGGTTTGATGTCAAGTCAAATCAGAAATTAATTTTGTGTTTGAAACTATACTGAGAGTTGAACTCAGCTTCCAAGTTTTGCAGACCTGGTTTGGCTCCCGCTATAGTTTTGTGCAAAATGTGGGGTTCAAACCCACCCCCTCAGATTGGAAGTCTGACGTGCCTTCATCAACACTTATTATGCATATCTCCTTCTATTAGGGGAGAAGGAGTTAGAACCACTGCCACTCAGGGTTTATGGACCTACCCTGAAAACCTCGTACTCACTGATGGAATCGAACCACCTACATCTTGCATGTAAGGCAAGCGTTCTCCCGATGAACTAAGCGAGCATTGCACGGCCCCAAGGATTCGAACCTCGACTAGTCTTTTTGTAGAAGATGTAACTCTAACTGACACTACCTTACGGAGAACTAATGCTAAAGTGTTTTCTCTGTGCTGCCTTTACACTAAAGCCGTGTTTGAGGAACCATCTGGTAACGATCCAGAATCTCAGGTTTTTCAGACCTGTACATAAACCATTTATGTTATAGTTCCATTGTTGCGGGGCAGGAAATCGAATCCTGTTGCTAAACTTATGAGACTTAGCGGGTTACCAAACCTCCCCACAATGTGTAGTAGCACTAGGATTTGAACCTAGAAACCTTCATCGTATCAGGATACTGCTCTGCCAATTGAGCTATGCTACTATGTACTGCCAGTGGGGATCGAACCCACAACCTCTCGGTTAAAAGCCGAGAGCTACTTCCACTTGAGCTTTGACAGTATTTAACTGTCTTTGCTTTCGATATTCCATATTATAATACCTTATATTTTAGTTGACCCTAGCAGTACCGATCTGCTAACCTTCTCATTATGAGTGAGATGCTCCTCCATTGAGCTAAGGGTCGATGAACTCCTGCTGGGACTCGAACCCAGAGTTGATGCTTTAGAAGAGCATAGTTTTTCCATTAAACTACAAGAGCTTATAGGATTACCTAGATCTTCGTATTCTTACCATCATTTTGATCCTTGGGTCGGGATCGAACCGACAACCTTCTGTTTACAAAACAGTGGCTCTGCCTTCTGAGCTTCGCAAGGAATATGCACACCTCCAGAGAATCGAACTCATGTCCTACGGTTTTGGAGACCGTTTGGCTACCATAGCCTGTGGTGTGTGTGAGGGAACCCCTGGGGTCGAACCAGGAACCAAGAGATTAACAATCTCCTGCTCTACCTTTGGAGCTAGGTACCCTTAAGCGCAACATACGAGATTCGAACTCGTGATCTTCTGGGCGACAACCAGACAGGGACGGCCTCTCCCCTAATGCTACGTGTATATTGTGGAACGTGTGGGAGTCGAACCCAATCCTTACTCTTTGCAAAAGAGAAGGGCATCCTTCGCAACAGCCCCATAAAACCAGAAGAGGCTCCTTTTTAGGGGAGCCTCTAGTTTCAACTTTAAAATAAAACTACATTACCTGGCTCCATATAACAATCCCACCTTACCACAATCTGTGGCAAACATGGTAATCGCTCTATTAAACCAATTTCTTTTCATTTCTTCTTTATTTTGCACTCCTGACGAGAATCGAACTCGTATGCTTACAGTGAAAGTGTAATATCCTAACCATTAGATGACAGGAGCATAATCTCCTCACCCTCTTCGATAGTAATATTTCCTTCCTTATTCATAATGCTACAAACTTAGAGCTTTTTGCCAAAACCTCCAAATTATTTTTCAATTATTTTTTAAAGTGCCTCAGAGAAGTCTCGATCTTCATGAAGTTCGGTTTTACAGACCGTCTTGCATGCCCTGTGCATTGAGGCTTAATAGAAGAGAACAGCGTATTCGAAACGCACTCTTTTGAGGGAGCAATCTGTTTAGCAAACAGTTCTAGTCGCCTGACGTAGTTTATTCTCTATGCGGAGAGAGTAGGACCCGACCCCAAGCCAGCTTTTTACACCGACACCATGTTTTCAAGACAAGTCGCACCTCCAATGGCACTGCTTCACTCTCCTTATGTACACCTAGTAGGCTTCGAACCTACAAAATCTCCTGATCCTAAGTCAGGCGCCTTTTCCAATTTGACCATAGGTGCATGTGTCTTCTCTCAAGGACTCGAACCCTGATTCCAGCGTCCGTAGCGCTGTGTCCTTCCATTGAACGAAGAAAAGATATGGGTGTTTGACGGGATTTGAACCCGTGATGCTGGGACCACAACCCAGCGCTTTAGACCAAGCTAAGCTACAAACACAGTTTTGATATTGGGATTCGAACCCAAACTCTAAGAGTCAAAGTCTTAGGTGCTGGCCGTTACACCATACCAAAAGTCTAATTGGAAGGACTCGAACCTTCGACCTCATGCTCCCAAAGCACGCCATCTACCAACTGATATACAACTAGATATAAAATAAAAAACCCCTCTTGTGGAGGGGATTATACCGTTTAAGTTTAATTTTTCTATTATTTAATAACAAAAGCGAAAGAAAAGGGCCGAAGCCCTAATCTTAGTTTGCTGAATGTGACAGCTCTTCAGAGGTTTCACCAACAGCTTCAGGCTTGGAAACAACAATTTCGTAGAGGTTAGTCTGCGCATTCTTGTCACCAAAGTTCGCAACTAATTCACCAGCGTTTAGCTTGGCAAGGTTGCGATCAGCAGCTTCAGGTTTAACTTCGAGAAAGCCAACACGTTCAGCGATCTTCAAACCGTCTTCCCAAACTGGTTCACCAACTCTGATGAATTGTTGTCCTTTGGCGTTGATCGGTGTTTTAGAGAATGTTAGTCTGTTCATATTGTTGACGTTAATTTGTCCAAAAGTGAGAAGAAGTTATGATGAACGCAATGATAGAGATAGATATTGGTTAGAATGAACGAATATCCATTAAGGAATACGAGAAAAAAGGGCTTTATTTGCCCTTTCTTCTGTAAGACTTACCAAAAAAGCTTTTGTACAAGGCTAACATTTCGGCCAATGTAGTCTGCATCATAGCACGCAGCCTAAACATCGAATGCACAGCATATCCTTGACAAGATTGATTGGTCAAAGCCATAAGAATATCACGTTCATTGCCTGCAATAGCTTTTAATTGTGATTCAATCAATGCAGACAATCTTGCATCAGCATCATTCAAGCTTTGCTGAAGCATTTCACTCAATACTGTAGTTTTCATATCAGATGGTTTAGTTAGTATCCAAATATGAGTTATAGTCATAATGAACG